TTAACCGCTATTCACCATTTTAGTGGATGGAATGTGGATGCCATTACTAAGCGGATTCAGGTGAATTGCGTCGCTAAGGTGGTCGGGTGAAAAATGCGCATATGTCATAGTCTGCTCAATTTTCGAATGTCCCAATATTTTATTTAACGTCAAGATATTCCCCCCATTGATCATGAAGTGCGCTGCAAAGGTATGACGCAAAACATGCGTAGCCTGGCCCTTGGGTAGATCTGGCTTTACCTCCTTTAGTACCTTGCGATATTCGACATAGTCAACGTCGAAGAGTCTGCCGGTGGTTTTGGTTTTGACGTATTTCATGACCTCATCAGAAATGGGGACGGTGCGCGCCTTCCCGTTTTTGGTTTTGGTAAACGTCACTTTTCCATGCATCATGTTCTGAGCCAGCATAAGCAGCGATTCCCCCCAGCGGCCGCCGGTGCTTAAACACAGAACAGTGAGGCGCCGGGCGTCACCACTTAAAGCGGAAAGCAGCCTTTCAATCTCTTCAGTACTCAGATAGGACATTTCGGGCCTTTCCTGCTTGAGATCTGTGATCCCTTTTAGTGGGTTCTCTGCGTGGAGATCTTCCGCTTCAGTCAATACACGAAATAGGCCTCGTAACGTACTCAAGTCGCGGTTAACAGTGGAAGCCTTAACCCCTTCATAAAGGCGCTGGCTTCTGTACTCAGCAATAAACCCCTTATTGATTTTTGAAAGGCGAGGGTTGCCCATATCACTAATTACCCGCTTAAGTTCGCGCTGGCGCTTCTCACCGTACTTATGGCTTCGGCCGTGCAGCTCCCACCATCTATCAAGCAGCTCACTTAGCCGCCTGTGATCGGTTGGTTTATCCAGCCAGCCTTTGTCATGCATATTGCTGATGACATATTTTTCAAAAGCAACAGCATCAGCTTTCTTTTTAAAAATCCGCTGTATACGACGTCCTGTCGCTCCACGCGGTCTAATATCCACTTTATAGCGTCCACCATCGAGCAGCTTAACGGTCATAGCTGTCACCTCTGGTAAACACGTGATCTTGTGTCACGTAACAGATAGTTACGCGATGATTTTCATAGAGATAAGCAAGAAAGATGCTCAGCCAATTTTCTGGTCTGAGGGCTGAGACGTTGTTTCGTCTTGCCCAAAGTGTGCGAGAGCCGGCGCGATCTGACCGGATTCAGGGGCGATCTTTCCGGTCATGAACCACAGGGCATACTTTTCAAATCTCGGGGTATTTAAAATTTTCATCATTACGTCGCCTTTTGGTATTGATTCCCCAGTCTCATAACGCCAAAGCGCATTGTGAGGAATTCCAATAATTTCAGCAGCTTCGTTGCGGCTGGTAATGCGCTCGCTTTCCCTCATGAGCTTGAGGCGTTCACTAATTGGCAAATTCATATTGCGTTTTCCAAATGCATGATCCAAAATTCAAATGCAGATACCGTTTCCGGGGTAAAAAAAGCAGTAATACCCCAAACATGGAGATTATCACATGAAAGATGCAGTTTTGAGCGCGCTGTTTAAGATTCCAGATCCGATCACCGCTGATGAGTTTTCTCGTCGAACCGGCAAAACGGAGTCAGCCGTTCGTCACATGATGGATCGCCGCCTTTTACCTATGGTCACTGAGCGCGAAGTACTTGGCCCTGATGGCAGTACTCGCCGCCTCCTGATTCTGTGGAACGAATGGCTTGAGATGGTTCATGAAGCTACGTCAAAACTCCCCCCCGAGCGACAGGACTGGCGAGCAGGTTGGATCAAGAAAGCCAATAAGCTGGCGAATGATATGGGCGTAAACATGTTTGGTGGCGGGGCGGCAGCATGAATCGTTATTTGAAAGAAAGAATAGCAATGGGCGTCATAGGAATTAGCATCGCATGCATTAGTGCGATTGCATTCGCGGTAACCCTAAAACTTATCGACGTGTTTATTTCTTAAGGACGATCGGTAATGAATAAACGCTACTCACAGCATGGCAAGCACTCGGGGAGCATTTGCAGCACGCCACTTGATAACTTGCCGAAAGTTACATGGATTAATAAGCATGCTGGAATCTGTTGCGGCTTCACCATCCGCGTATTACCGCGCAGGGTAGGGAAGAAGCGCTATCAAATTATGAAAGATGGTGATTCTTTCGGAATTGATTTTGCGTTATCTGAAGCACGCAAAACGATAGGTCGCATTATTAATAACAACCGCTTCACTATTCATTAATTAGCCGAGGCAGAAAATGAAAAGAGAATACGCAGACAAAATCAATTCACTGCTGCAATGCTTCCATTTCAACAAGGAGTTTCTGGAATGGAATCACGATTATTCACATCAACTTTTACGCCACGGCGTATCCCACCTTTATCACTTCGCCATGCTCCAGGGCGAAAACGATGAAACCACACTGGAAGAACTCCGCAACATCATTATCTCGATCACTAATGGCGATATCCCGAAGCCATACGACCTGTCATCTATGGATGCTGAGCAACCGGAAGCAGCAAGCAAGACAGTGATGTTTTTTAAGCCGCTGGCGGTAACAGTGGAAGTTACACCAGAAATGCTTCAGCAGCTGAAACAGTCGCCACGGTGTCAGCGCAGATGAAGCGCCCACGCCTCTATTAATCATTGGAGTCCGCCATGTTTACCGAAGAGAAAACATCGTGGGAACGTGAAATGCTAATACGCGAAGCGGTGGAAAGCGCAGAGCAGGGCTTCACCGTTCACCTGAAGAACGGCGCTCGAGTCTATGTCACCGCTGACAGCCCGTCGATAGATTTAATTATTTACGGTCTGGAGAAAACAATTCGCGGTAATCATGAGCGTGCGCGAATGACGTTTATCGACTTTTTGTATTACTGGCACGAAAGGTTATTTAAACAGGTTAAAAGAAAACCGCGCCCCAACCACTAATTAACCAGCGTTAAAAATAACGGCATTCATTTTGCCGGGGCTTCGTTTTGCCTTTTTCAGGAGGTCGCATGTCGATCACGTCAATAAAACTGGATGGCGGAATTAGCGATCCAGAGTTTGTGGAAATAAGCACCAATGCACGGAAACGTGAGCGCGCCCACCTGCTGGGACTGCTGCGTATTTATGTCGGTCAGCTGAAAAAGGAAAGGGCCACCCCGGAAGAAGTTTATTCATCAATCGAACAGTGGGCCGATGCCCGCGAGTTAACCATCACTGAGGAAAGCAAACAATGAACCACTTAATGATCGACATTGAAACGCTCAGCACCCAGCCGAATGCGGTAATTTGCGCGATTGGCGCGACCTTCTTCGAACCGTCAACCGGAAAAATCGGCCCTTCGTTCTATCAAACCATTGATCCGCGAACCTCGCAGAATCGCGGCGCGCATATCTCCGCCGACACGGTGATGTGGTGGCTCAGGCAGGATAAAGAACCAATCAGCGAGCTGGTAGGCGCGAAGTCGCATGAAATTGAGGTGATGCTGGATTTCGCCAAATTCATTGAAGGCGCATTCCCTGAAACCAAGAAAAAGAATCTGAAGGTGTGGTGCAAGGGCGGTTCGTTTGATTTCCCGATCCTCAAATCTGCATTTGAACGCTCATCGCTCGAAGGCGTTTCCATGCTGCCGTGGCTTTATTGGAATGAATGCTGCTTCCGCTCGCTGCTTACAGTGGCCGGAGCTATCGGTTACGCCCCCCATCCGCGCCGCTCAGTTGCACACAACGCCTTAACCGACGCTATCTATCAGGCCGAGCAGGTTTGCGAGATCTGGCAGCGCCTGACCTCCCCGCACCTCGAATCATTGTGAGGCGCGCAATGACTAAATCACCTATCAAATGGGCTGGCGGCAAAACCCGCGTCATGCCGCAGCTGCTGATGCAACTGCCGAAAGCCGATTGTTTAATCGAGCCGTTCGTTGGCAGCGGTACCGTGTTTATGAACACGGAATACCGCCGTTACATCCTCTGCGATAGCAATCGCGCGCTGATCAATTTCTTTCGTGTGCTGACTTCCAACACCGAGCGACTGATTGATACCGCTCGCGGAATGTTCCTGGGTGGCAATAACGAAGAGCAATATTACAAGCGCCGTGCGCTATTTAACTCCATGCAGTGGAGCGATACGGGCAAGGCTGATACTGCTTTACTTTATGCCGCTTTGTTTCTGTATCTGAACCGACATTGCTTTAACGGGATATATCGCGTCAATCAGATGGGTGATCATAACGTCCCGTTCGGGAAATATGGCGCACCTTACTTTCCGGCTGACGAGATGCGCCGCTTTGCCGAAAAGGCCAACGACACAAAAGCCGTTTTCATTGATGGCGATTTTCGTCACACCATCCCTTACGTTATGCAGCTGGCATATGACGCGGTTATTTACTGCGACCCCCCCTACATTCCAGCCAGCAAGACAGCTAACTTCACTGCCTACGGCAAGCCATTTACCCTGGACGATCACCGCGACCTGGTTGCAACCCTGCTCGATGCTCATCGCCAGCACGGCACCCGCGCGGTGATATCCAACAGCGACACCCCGGAAACCCGCGAGATCTACTCCGCTTTCAATCTCCACGCCTTCAGCGTTCGCCGCTCTGTCAGCGCCAAAAGCCGCGATATGGCCGGTGAAGTGATCGGCGTTCTTCGCGGCGATGTGGGTCGCAACTCTGGCGCATGTGGAGCTTGGACGAGCACCATTGAAAATCTGCGGCCGGCGGCGATATGGATCGGGTTTGACCTAGCCGCCGTATTCGATAACGGGGAGCCATCTGATGAACACGCTTGATGCCGTTGTGACGCGAGTTTTGGACGTTCGTCCATATCGCCATTTCTGGATCGTCGAGGTGGAGGTGTTGAGCTGGGGCAGATACAGCAACACAACCATCATCCGCGATAGCGAAAAAGAAGCCCGCCAGGTTCAACCCGGCGACACGGTAACGATCTGAGGATCCGCAAATGAACGAAGAAACCAATTACCGCCGGTTCTGGCGAAACCTTGTGATCTGCTGTGCGCTTTGCTCGCTGTTGTTCTGGATCCCGATGGGCTATCTCGCCTTTCGTGTTGGCTCTGTGGTCTGGGATGCGCTGTGGTCTCTTATAAAAATGTAGTGAAATCAAAGGAGAAAACTAAATGGCTTTGTACGAAGAGAAGTATCAACTCAAAGGAAATGAGCTAATGAATCGGCTGCTGGAACAGGTTGATGCATGGAAATATGTCAATAAATACAAGTCAAAAAAGCAACAAAAGGCGGCATTTTGCCGCCAGAGCTTATTGCTTGAAAACGAACAATGAATCGTATTTTCCAGGATTAAGGTTATCTGCATGAAGATCAGTCAGCCCAAGCTTAGCAATGCCTTGAACGAGAGCCAGGTATGCGCCAAGACCATCAACAGTAATGACGCGGTAAATATCACCAGCTTCATTTTGAATCGCTGTCAGCATCGGCATGCCACTAAGTTCAGCATCCTTCGCTTTGCGGACTACTTCGGAGATTTTCTCATCAATGGAGGACTTCACTTTTCCTTCTACATATTTATCTTTCATTTTTATCCCTTTTTTGCTGTATGCGTTGGCAATACTAACCATCTGCTGCGTTTGAGGGCAAGAAAGTTTGCCGCACATGGCGAGCCAGAAAAGGCAGATCATGTCTGACTATTCCTCCTTAGTTTGGGAATGGAACGCCAAACGGCAGGCTATCAACCCCAACCACGTCTCAGATCCTCAAATTGAGTATCTCACCCCGAAAGGCGAGCGGAAGACGCTCGCCTATGCGGATTTGGTCGATACCGTTTATCGCACCCCCATGCGCCCGCGCGAAGGTGCTGCGCGTGAAGCATTCGACCGCAAGGGACGCGCCCACTACCTGCGCCGCCGGGTTCAGACTCTACCGGCGTTTATCCGCAAGCGGTTCTCTCTGCGCCTGGAATCGCTGGAGCGTCACGACCCAAAAGAGGCCGTGCGCTGGCTGTTCAGTACGTTTGAACGCCATGTCTTACGCCGTGTCGATGCGGTAAACGCACAATACCTACCGCAGGCCGCGCTCCCGGCGATCCTTGCGCCCCTCCGTGATGATTTTCACCTGCTGCCTTGGGCGGACAAAAAACGCCTGAAACGACTGGCTTATAAGCTCGCCAACCTGATGAAAAGCGAGTTTATGCGCGAGTTTGATTTTCAGTATGAGAAAACCGCTGATGTTGAGTTTTCCACGCTTTACGCATACGGATTTATCGCCAGTAAAGCGACAGCGCTCAATATCGCGATCCCTGGCTGGAGCCGGTATTGCGAAGAGAAGCTGGAGGCCGAAGAGGCGCTGCGTGCCGTTGCGCGCCTTCAGTCAGAAAAGTGGTGGTTAGGTAAAATCCGCCGGATCCATGACTGCTGGCGCGAGCACCTCATGATCGCCGCTGGCTATGTCAGTAAGGTAGCCTCGCCGTATTGTTCTGATCCGTGCTTCAAAGAGTGGATAGCCCAGAAAAAAGCGAACTTTGAATACCTTCAGGCGATGGAACTGGAAGACCAGGACACCGGCGAGCGTACCTTGCTGCTTGATAAGGTCATGGGGAGTACGTCCAACCCTAAAAACGCCCGCGCCGAGCTGATGGTGCGCATGCGCGGTTTTGAGGATATGGCAAAAGAAATGGGCCTGGTTGGCATGTTCTACACGCTAACAGCACCGTCTCGCTATCACTCTTCACACGTAAAATCGGGCAAGCGCAATGACAAATATCGTGATGCCAGCCCGCGACAAACGCAGAAATACTTATGCAAAGTCTGGGCGCGCGTCCGTGCAAAATGGGGCCGCGAGGGGATCCGCGCATTCGGTTTTCGCGTTGCTGAACCGCACCATGACGGAACGCCACACTGGCATCTGTTGCTGTTTCTCCGCCCGGAAGAGGTGGAGTTTGCAACGGCTGTTTTCCGCAAGCATGCACTGAAAGAGGACGGCTACGAGCCGGGCGCGCAGGAGCACCGCTTTACCGTTACACCGATTGATGAAAAATTTGGCTCGGCAACGGGCTATATCGCGAAGTACATCTCTAAAAATATTGACGGTTACGGCATGGATGGCGAGTTAGACGACGAATCCGGCCAGCCCGTCAAAGAGATGGCGAAGCGCGTGCGCGCGTGGGCGTCGCGCTGGAATATCCGCCAGTTTCAACAGATCGGCGGCGCTCCAGTGACTACATGGCGCGAACTGCGCCGGTTAGGTAATCGCGAGCTGGTTCTGCATCCTGAGATCGAGGAGGCGCGCGCAGCCGCTGACGCGTCGGACTGGCCGGGGTACAACCACGCTCAGGGCGGCCCGTTGGTGTCCCGCGACTGCCTGCGCGTTCGCATCAGTTACGAATATACCGAAGAGGGCAACGATTATGGTGACACGGTCGCCAAAATAACCGGCGTCTATTGCCCTCTCACCATCCGTGAGTCGGTCATTTTCACCCGCACCACCGATTACAAAATTGTGCCGAAGCGCAAGCCCGCGCCGGTGGAGGTTTTGACCTTAGAAGGCCGCGCAGCGGCCCCTCGGAGTTCTGTCAATAACTGTACGCCCGTCCCGGGCGCAGGTGGTGACGGAGAGGATCGCGTGATCGATTTTGACGCGATGACGAGACAGGAAAAGAGAGATGTTGGCCGCAGGCTTAGCGCGAAGGCAGCAGAAGAGAAGGAGAAAAGGCAGATGTGGAGACTTTCGGCGGAGTGGGAGATGCCGGTGCTTTCACCGCAGGCAGAAAAACTCCGTGATTTTGCAAGTTCGGTTGGCTTCGATTTGGGTACCGGAGAACTTTTGGCCTTGATGGCCAGTCATCGCGTGCGGCTGGGTAGTCACTTTTACATCGCGACCAGTGCCGGTGATTTGATCCGAGTAAAAGGTAAGATCCCGGTTTCAGCAGAAACGCAGATTAATAGCTGGTTGAGCCGGTTGGGTGTAAGTCATCGCTACCGCCAGAAATAACCATGCTGGATATTCTATCGAGTACCGTCATTCTTGGCGGTGCTGCAGAGCTATTTTTTGAGGCTTGGCGAATATGAGCTATCTGGGAAGCAAAGCGGCCAGCGGTGTTTATAAAAAAATCATTGCCGAAATGCCGCCGCATGATACCTACATTGAAATGCACTTGGGCGGCGGCGCTGTGATGCTGCGCAAGCTACCAGCGCTGCATAATTGGGGGATCGATATTGACCCGGAAATCGTCGAGGCGTTTAATCAGGGCAACCCTGATTTTCTGGATAGACTGGCGGACACCCTGTTTATTGATGCTGGCGATGCCGTCGAGTTCTTGTGTTGTTTCGATTACGTCTCTGCCGGCCGCGTCTTAATTTATTCTGATCCGCCTTATCTCCATGAAAAGCGCAGCAGCTCCGCGGGCTATCAGCATGAAAACACAGTTGGCGATCATTGCCGTCTGCTGCATTGCTTTTGCTCGATGCCTGAAAATGTGAGTGTAATCGTATCGGGCAATCCCGCTTCGGTTCATGACAACGCCTTACCGGGCTAGCGCAGCAAGGAATTTCAGGCAATGACACGCGGCGGCGTGCGAACGGAGAAGATCTGGATGAACTACTAGGAGGATACCACGTACTCGCATGCATTCGCCGGTAAGGACTAAAATGACCGTTATCGGATTAAGCGAAAAGCGCAGCGCTGGAAGGGAACGTTTGCCTCTTTACCTTCCGCAGAGAGGATGGCAATAATGGTAGCCCAAAGCTCCTTGGAAGAGTAATGTTCGTAAGTTTCACATTAAATAAATAATATTGATTACAGCTATTTTATAGAGGAGGTATTTTCCAGATGAAAAGTGAGAGGTTTAAAATAACAGAATGGGTGGCGGTAATAACTTTGGCAATTGGTTTGTACTGTTATTTGTATAATTATGCTTATTGGAAATACTTTGGAATAAATTCTTATGATTACTTCTCATATATTGATGGGCTTCAGCGATCCGTTCCCTTGCTCGTTTTTACGCTTGTAACAGTTAATTCTATTTTGTTTTTCTTTTTTTTCTTATTGTATTTGATAAAGAGAAAGGCATTGGGTGTCTTCAGGTTTCTAAAAAATATATATAAAGATGTGAGTTCAAGTTACTACCTAGCTTGGTCTGTTTTATTGTTGTTTTTTTATACTTTGTCTAGTTTTTTAGTGATGCCAATTCTTAATATTGAAGGCTTGTCATATGAGCAAAAGAACTTTATTGTAGGTGCGTTGCATGCAATTTTTGTTGCGTTTTTTTCTTCAGCGATATCATTGTTTTCTTTTGTTAGGAGTATTGAAAGGAAAAAAAAGATAAAACATGCTATTTTTTTGTTTTTTATGTCCCCGATACCATTTCAAATAGTTATGTCAATACTTTACATACCTATTATGAATGCATATAGATGTCTCTTATACACATCT